GACTGTACTCTTACTGTTGCTGCTAGCAAGTTTGACCAACTCGACCTTAAAGACTTGGTTGGAATTAATGTTAGTTCTTCAATCGGAAACGGAGTAATCTCAGGTAGTACCGCTGGTGTTTCCGAACATGGTCGCCTCATTCGTCGTTTGACTTCTTATGACGAAGCAAGTGGAAACCTTACATTTGTTGTTGTAGGTAATGGTACTGATGGTGCTGCTACTGGTACAGCCGCACAGCTTTTGACCGCTATGAACGCTGGTATGGACTTGGCTGCTTGTAATTGGTCTTGGCCACAAGTTGACGACGTCGTTGCTGGTGGTGCAGTTGGTGCTGTTAAAGGTCAGGCAGTCTGGGGTCTTGAAAATGATGCTGGAATCCCTGAGATTGACATCAAAGTCGATTCTATTGCTATTACAGCAAAAACCAAAAAGTTGAAAGCCAAGTGGACTCCAGAATTGGGTCAAGACTTGAATGCTTACCACAACTTGGATGCCGAAGTTGAATTGACTTCTATCCTTTCAGAGCAAATTGCTTTGGAAATTGATCGTGAGATCCTTGAAGACCTTGTTAAAGGTGCAAATGCTGGTACTTATTACTGGTCTCGCGCACCAGGGCTTTTTGTCGATCGCACAACTGGTCTTGAATTGGGTGCTAGCTCTGCTGCTCCTGACTTCACAGGTACTGTTAGCGAATGGTACGAGACTTTGATTGAAACTATCAATGATGTTTCTGCTCAAATTCATCGTAAGACACTTCGTGGCGGCGCAAACTTCATCGTTTGTGGTCCAGAAGTTGCTAACATTCTTGAGTTCACCGCTGGTTTCCGTGCCAATGTTACTGCCGATGCAGACAAAGGCGACATCGGAGCCGTTAAGGTTGGTTCTTTGAGCCGCAAATTTGATGTTATGGTTGATCCTTATTTCCCTCGTAACGTTATTCTTGTTGGTCGTAAGGGTAGCTCATTCCTCGAAAGTGGATATGTGTATGCTCCTTATGTTCCTCTCCAAGTCACACCGACTATCTTCGGTACAGAGGACTTCGTTCCTCGTAAGGGTGTCATGACCCGTTATGCCAAGAAGATGGTTCGTCCTGACATGTACGGTCTTGTTATCGTTCGTGGATTGCTTGGTGAGTCTGGCGCAACTAGCTAATCTTTGAGAAGCTAAACAATAAAGGGCCCCCTTGTCTTCGGACTTGGGGGTTTCTTATTTAGAGAAACTACTTACAAATGAATGAGAATATCGTTCATCCAAAGTTATCGGGTAGTCTTAGAACTGCCCCCTAATATTGCTGAAACAAACCAATATAGGGACATGATTATAAAAGGAGGGTTTTTAACTATGGGAACAAAAAGAGTAGGAATGGCTCGCGTAAAGAGCCTAATTAATGAAAATGTTAATCAATTGAAGATTTACAAACAAGAACAAATTTCATTAATTCACAGTGATACATCCAATCACACAATCTCAGCAGCATCATCCGGTGCGGTTTTGTTTTGGACACATGGAGGTGCTCACGACATTACTTTACCAGATGCAACAGCCGGAATGCATTTTAAGTTTGTTTTGACTGTTGGTTCAGCACATGCACAGAATATCGTTTCACAAGCAAGCGATAAGATTTATGGCAAGGCAACTGTAACAAAATCGGCAGCCTCTGATAAAAATGCTACACAAACTGTAGCTAAGGGTTCTGCTGTTGACAAAATTAAACTACACACATCTACCGCATCACTTGGTGGTAATGCTGGAGATGTTATTGAGATTTATTGCTATGAAGATGGCTTCTGGACTGCGGAATGCCGTTTGTCCAGTACATCAAATCCGTCTGGAACCGCTGTTTTGGCTAACTAATAAATTTAATTTAATTTAAACACACTTACCCCCTTTCTTCGGATTGGGGGTTTTTTCTTTTAAAACTATTTATTCTGTACAAAAGGAGCCTAAAATGGGTAATAGAAGAAGAAAAAGACTTAATCCAAAATATTCTGCTTTACCGTGGAATATTCACAATAAGAGAAAATCTGAAGAGCAAAAAAGACTCGCCGAAGAAAGAAAAATTGCTTTAAAAGAAGCAGAACAGGCCGCCATAGAAAAATTAAAAGCAGAAGAAGAGGCTAAAAGGCTTGCTGAAGAAAGAAGTGTTGCTTTTAAAAAAGCCCAACAAGCTGCCGCTGAGAAGTTAAAAGCAGAAGAGGAAGCAAAAAAAGTTGAATTAGCGACAAAGAAAAAACCGACAACAACCCGTCGATCAACAACAAAAACTACAACTTCCAAACCAAAGGCAACTCGTAGACGTAGAACAAAAGCCTCTAAGAAGACCGAATAGTAGCTTTACCTTTAAAGAAACTATTTAATCTTGATTGGGGGATTTATGTATGTCAATACCAACTTTAACACCGACTTCAACTAAGAGTGCAATTATATTACCAGAGACTGGTAGTACTTCAAATGTTGTTGCTGGGCTTCCACTTGGAGTGTATTCTGACTCAGTTCAGTTTGTAACCGGAGCAGCCAAGCAAGTTAAGTACACTTACAAGAAGCTTGGTGGAGATGTTCTGGACATAGAACTGACTGAAGAAAATGTGTATGCCAACTACGAAGAAGCTGTTTTGGAATATTCTTATCTGGTAAATATACATCAGTCTAAAAACACTCTAGGGTCGATGCTAGGGGCCCAAACAGCGAGTTTTGACCACCAAGGCGAGGCTACTGCTGGTCCCGAAAATGTGGCCCTAAAATACCCCAAATTCTCCTTTGAAACAGCATTTCGTATTGCTGATGCCTATTCAACAGAAGCGGTTGTTGGTGGAAGACAAACAATATATTCTGGCTCTTTAGATAGAGTTTCGAATCAACAAGATTATGATTTGCAAAATATTATTTCCTCCTCCGCAGTTAGTGACTCCGATGCACCATATTATGAAAAAGTCGGCGGCAGAAGAATTAAAATACATCAGGTTTATTATGTTTCTCCGCGCCAAATGTGGAGATTTTATGGGTATTATGGTGGGTTAAATGTTGTTGGCGATATGAACAACTATGGTCAATATGCTGATGATTCTTCTTTTCAAGTAATACCTGTATGGCAAAACAAAATTCAAGCTATTCAATATGAGGATCATTTATATACCCGAACATCTCATTTTTCATATGAAATTATCAATAATCAATTGAGAATATATCCAACACCAGATGATGTTTCACCAGAGAAGTTTTGGTTTAGGTTTTCTATTGACGATGAAAATCAACCATGGGAAGATGATTACGAATCTGGGCAAGATGGCATCAACAATATGAACACACTTCCATTTGAGAATCTTCCTTATGAAAATATCAACTCAATTGGTAAACAATGGATCCGCAGATTTGCTCTTGCTTTATCCAAGGAGACGTTGGGACAAATTAGAGGAAAATTTGGAGGGTCTATACCGATCCCTGGAGACAATATTAGCTTAAATGCTTCGGATTTATTGGCTCAAGCAAAAGATGAACAATCTACCTTGAGAGAGGAATTAAAAACCCAATTGGATGAAATGACATATCCTAAGTTACTTGCACAAGACTCCGAAATGACTGATAATGCTCAAAATATTGTAACAAAAACACCTTTGAAGATTTTTGTAGGATAAATAAATGTCAGATAAATGGAAAAAACTAGCACAACCTCCACCTCCGATGTTCCTTGGGGAAAAAGAAAGAGATTTAGTTAAGCAAGTTAATGATGAAATTATTGAAAGAGTCATCGGACAGCAAGTTCTTTATTTTCCTATTGACATAGATCATACAAATTTTCATCCTTTATATGGCGAGGCAATAGAAAAAACTTTTCTACCGCCAATTAGGGTTTATGCCCTTGTGGAATATGGAGGAGAAGAGACAAATTATATGTCAAACATCGCTGTTGATGTAATGGAGAAGATAACGATTAAGTTTCATAGAAGAAGATTAACAGAAGATCAAGACTTAGAAGTTAGAGTTGGTGATTTTGTTAGATATGGCGATATTTATTATGAGATCATGAAAAAATCTGAGCCCAAACATCTGTTTGGACAACCAGAGCATGAGTTTGAAACAATAGCAGAATGCATTAGAGCAAGAGACGGATTATTTAATGCCAGTTAAAGAATTTACATTTGAACCATCAACCATAGAAACCATAGATCTGGGTCTATATAATTGGGTTGATAAAAACCTTGATTTATCGACAAACACAAATGATGGCTGGAAGAAAGTTCCAGTTATTTGGCTTGGAGCCGAAAGGTCGTTTCAAGTCAAAAAAGACCAACTGTTAAGAGATAGTGACAGCAGATTGAAACTCCCTATAATTGCAGTTAATCGCGAATCAATCACAAAAGACCCCACTTTTAAGGGAAATTTTCAAGCACATTACCCCGAAAAAGATGATTATAAGGGTGGTACGGTCACAATTACTCGAAGAATACAACAAGAGAAAACTAGAAATTTTACTAATGCTGATATTGCAAGATTATTAAAAGATAGTAGAGAAACTGGACCTCAATTAAACAATAGACACAAGACAGTATATCAAGAAATAACAATACCGGTGCCATCCTATATAAATGTAACATATAATATAACACTCAGAACCGAATATCAGCAACAAATGAATGACTTAGTGAGCCCTTTTATTGCTAAAACTGGAAATATAAATGGCTTCTTTTTCGAACAAGAGGGATATAAGTATGAAGGATTCATTCAGCCAGAGTTCTCTGAGACGAAAAATGTTAAAGATATGGGCGAAGACGAGCGAATGTTTGAAACAAATGTGTCTATAAAGGTACTTGGGTATTTAATTGGAGAAGGTAAAAATCGTGATCGTCCAAAAGTGACTATCCGAGAGAATATCGTTAAAATACGGGTATCTAGAGAGCGTGTTATCGCTGGAGACAAGATTCCTTGGAAAGAAAAGAATAACGATTATCGAGAATAGGATTTTAGGCCAGAACAATACTATTTACTGTGAGTTAATTATATAAAGGAGAGTATTTTAATGCCTAGAAAGTTTGATTTCGTATCCCCCGGAGTTCAGATCACAGAGATTGATCAAAGTAAAGTTGAAGCTCCATTAGAAGACGATGGCTTATTGCTTATCGGTAGGACTAAAACTGGCCCCGCAGGGAAACCAGTTAAAGTTAGAAGTTTGCAAAACTTCATTGATGTTTTTGGCAAGCCAGTTAGTGGCAAAGGAACAATTAATGATGATGTTTGGCGCGATGGTAACAACCAGGGTCCAACATATGCTTCATATGCTGCCCAAGCATGGCTGGCATCAGAGACCTCTCCTGTTACATTTGTACGCTTATTGGGTGAAGATTCGCCGAATCAAGCTAGTGGATATACTAAGGCTGGTTGGGATCTTGGTGGTGCATCTTTAGCAGAAGCCATCCCTTCATCGAATGCAACTGCTTATGGTTTGTTCATGGTCCCTTCGGCCTCTGCTACAGCTAATGCAGAAGGTACTTTGGCTGCTGTTATATATACAACAGCATCTGCCCTAACTTTGAGTGGAACTATCGCGGGAACCGTGAACACAACATCGTCAGCCGGTACTATGATCCAATCAATTTCAACAGCAACTAAGGGTGCAACATTTAAGTTGGAAGTTCATACTGGTGGTGTGGCAAATGCATATTCTCCTTCTGAATCCCTTACATTTCACTTCGACCCAGATGAAAAAACAAATTATATCAGAAATATTTTAAATACAAACCCTCAGAAGCTTTATTCTAAAAACATGGCTTCTGCACAGCTTAAGAATTATTTCCTTGGTGAAACATACGAAGAGGCTGTAAGTCGCTTAGTAACTGGAGTTTCTGCCAGCGCAGGAAGTCAATATGCTATATTATTGCCATTAATGTCTGGTTCTGCTGCTGCAAACAACCTTATGTACCACACAGCCCCTGCTCGCGAATCGAAGACTGGTTGGGTTATCAATCGTGACCCAGCACCACAGACAGATGTTGCAGATTTTTCTGCTGATTTGCAAAAGAAGCTTTTCCGTTTGTGTGCCTTGTCTGAAGGGTCATATTTTGAAAGAAATTATTATATCACAATTGAAGACTTGTCCCTTGGAACAACAAAAAATCCAAATTCTACTTTTTCTGTAATTATTAGAAATTTAGCCAACAATGTTGTCGAGCAGTTTTCTAACTTAAATCTCGATGAAGCATCAGAGAACTTTATTGGAAAAAGAATTGGAGACATGTACCAAACATGGGATAGCTCCAAAGAACGTTATGAATTATACGGAGAATATCCAAACCAATCAGACTTCGTTCGTGTAGAGATGGCTGATGATTGGAAAGCAATAATTGATGATACTTACAAGATTCCTTGGGGATTCTTCGGGCCAGTACAGCCAAAGTCATTTGTACTTGGATATGGTTCTTCCGGGCCACAAGCCTCTGGAGA